CCGCGAGCGAGGCAACCAAGTGGGAGTGTGCCACGGTGGACCGCTCCACGGGCCAGCCGATTGTGACGGAGCTGTTCCGGGTGTTCGTCCGGCTCAAGCCCCGGCCCGGCCCCGGGGTTCGCGAGGCCGTCGCGGCAATGATCGCGGCCGCCAAGAAGGAAATCCGCCGGCCGCCCCGGCCGAAGGTCAAGCCCGCGAAGTCGAGCGACCGGTGGGCGGTGCTCATCGTGGCCGACACTCACTTCGCCAAATACGCATGGCGGCGGACCACGGGTGGCGAGGATTACGATTTGAGCATTGCCGAGCGGCTTGTCGGCCAGGCGTCCGCCGAGCTGCTCGAGGTGGCCGCACGGTACAAGCCCGGCCGGCTGACGGTCGGGATGCTGGGCGACCTGTTCCATTACGACCGCCCTTCCGGCGAAACAACCAAGGGCACTCCGCTCGAGCGGGATGGCCGCCTGCAGAAGATGATCGAAGTGGGCTGGGGCTCGCTCATCGGCCTAGTCGAGCAAGCCGCGGAGACGGCCCCGGCCGACGTGACAATCGTGCCCGGCAACCACGACGAGAGTTTGAGCTGGGCCTTTCACCGGATGCTGCTCGAGCGATACAAGGCCGACAAGCGGGTGATCGTTGACGAGGCGTATACGTCTCGCAAGTACGCCAGCCACGGCCGCAACCTGCTGGGGTTTGCTCACGGCAACCATGCCAAAAAGAAACTGCCGCAGCTCATGGCGTTAGAGTCGGCGGACAAGTGGGCGACGTGCCCGTACCGCGAGATTCATACCGGTCATCTGCATCACCAGGCGGCCGAGTGGTCGCGGCCGATTGAAACCATCGACGGGGTGCTCGTGCGGGTGGCCCCGTCCCTCGGTCCGGCCGACGACTACCACGCTACGCATGGCTGGGTTCACAACCGGCAGGCCATGGAGCTGTTCATCTACGACCATGGCGGTGGGCTCGAGGCCATGCACGTCGCCGGCCCGCGGATCGGGGGAAGCCGATGAGCTGGTCGATGCTGCCGGCGGACTATCTCGCGGACGCCAAGCGGCGGGCCTATCGGTATCAAGGGCAATGGACGGGGACGGCCGGGTCGCTGGCCGCCGACGTTGCCCGGTTGCTCAAGGAGCGGGAGGTGCTCGTGGGGATGCTTCCAGGTTCGGCTGAACAGAGTATTTCGATAGACCAGCCACCGGCCGCAGGGGCCGCCTGTGACATTGACGCGGAGTGGGCCGGCGTTCGCGGGCGTCACCAGGAGATGCACCGCCGCATCCGTGACGGTGGCCGCGGGTTCCGGGTCATCGGCATTTCGGGGCGGGCCGGGTCCGGCAAGACGACCGTGGCCGGCATGATCCCCGGGGCCGTTGTGCTGCAACTAGCCGACCCTCTCTACGCCGCACTGGCCGCGATGCTCGGCCTGCCGGAGTCGATGCTCCGCAGTCCGAACTACAAGGAAAAGCCGGTGCCCGGCCTCGGCAAGTCCCCTCGCCAAATGCTTCAGACGTTGGGCACGGAGTGGGGCCGCGAGCTGGTTGACCGCCATATCTGGATTCGACTACTCGAGCGGCGGGTCGCCGCATTGCGGGAGGCCGGGGTCGAGACGGTCGCGGTGGCCGACGTGCGATTCGACAACGAGGCCACGGCTATCCGCGAGATGCCAGGCGGGGAAGTGTGGCGGGTCCACCGGGCCGGGCCGGGGACGGCCGCCAGCCACTCGAGCGAGGCCGGCGTCACGCTGCTAGGGCACGAGGTTGAGATTCAAAACTACGGGAATCTAGACGCCCTGCGGACCCGTGTGCTCGAGGCTCTTGCACTGCCGTCGTAGGTTGCGGCATGCGCCCGGGCAGATGGTGAACAAAGGTACAATAGCGGCTAGGAGACACGCATTTGTTCCGACGCCCCGAAAGCCGCCGCACGGACGAAACATCTTTCCGCCGCGGCAAGCATGGCCGCGAGCCGATTGCGGCCCCCGGGTCGGGCGGGGATCACGTCCACTACCAGCCGTCGAAACAAATCGGCCTCGGCTGCATCACGTCCAGGCCTAGGCCGACCGTCACGTTTTGGGAACAGCTTGCCTACGAGCTGGGGTGCAACGTGACGACGGCAAAAGCCCTCTGGGAAAAGGGGCTCATCAAATGACCGCTCAAATGACGGCCGACATTACGGCCGCCTCTGTGGCGGCCGCCAGCCCGCACGACGATCTCGCCGCGAAGGTCGGGGCGTTCCTCCAATCGGCCAAACTGGCCGCCGTTGGCGGCATCACTTGGACCGAGTTTGGTTCGTTGCTCGTGGCGTTGCTCCGGCTGGTGACGGGGGCACTCGACGCGATGCCGAAGCTATCGGGGCCGGAGAAGAAGGAGGTCGCCCTCGGGGCCGTGGCCGCCTTGTTCGATCTCGTGGCCGTGCGGGCGGTGCCGTTCCCCGGCCTGCCGCTGTTTGCCCTCTGTCGCTCTCCGCTCCGTGCTCTCGTGCTCGCATTGGCGTCCGGTGCTATCGACCAGTTGCTCCCCCTCGTGAGGTCCGCGAAATGATTGCCGTCTGCTTCCTGCTGGCCGCTGCTGCTGCTGTCGCTTTCTGGCCGATGGCGTCCAGCCGCCCGGCGTTTTCCCTGCCGGCCCCCGTGCCGAAACACGCCGGCCATGCGACGTGCCGCGAGGCCCTCGAGCTGGTTGTCGAAATCCGCGAGCGGCTGCAGGCGACGGAAACCCTTGACGACAAGGCCAAGGCCGCCATCGAGACGATCACCCTTTCGTTGGTCAACGGGAGCGAGCTGCCGTGAGTCAAAAAAACCGGTACATCGTCGCGGCCGTGCTGGCCGCGGTTGCCCTGTTGTTGCTCGTGCCGGCTGGCGACGGTGCCCGGCCGGGGCCGGCACCGCTGGGGCCGGGGGAGTTCAGCCTCCGCGGGAAGTTCCAGGGGGAGACGGCCGCGGCGGACGCGGCTTGCCTAGCCGGGCTCTGCGACGAGCTGGCCGAGTGTCTGTCTTTCGACGGGGCAAAGCCCCCGGCCGAGCAGCGGATCAAGACGGGGGCACAGATTGAGGATTTGAGGATTGCAGCCCGGGAGGCCCGGATGCGGGGCGAGTCGATCGGTGCCCGCCAGCCGAAGGCCCGCGAGGCCATCCAGACATACCTCGACTCGACCGCCGGCACGGGCGGCGGGCCGCTGACGCCAGAGAAGCGGGGCCAGTGGGTTGCGGCGTTCCGTGCGTTGGGGAGGGCCGCCGCCGATGCCGCGCAGTAGGTACAGCCTCGGTGCGATTGCGTTTATTGCGTTTGCGGCCGTGCTGGGGACGCTCGTGCAAATCGCCACGCATCGAGTGGTGACGCACCTCGAGGCCAATTTCGGCTACCAGCCGGACCCGGAGGCTACTCGCGAGTTCCTCGGGCAGCTCGAGCATCCGACGTTTGGGGATGCCGGTGCCGATGCCGTTGCCCAGGCCAAGGGGGTCGATACGTTTCTGTATCGGTACGTCGATAAGGCGCACCAAGCCGTGTATGGCGTCCCATGGAAATGTCTTGACCAAGGTTCGGCCGGGACGTGCGTGTCGTTCGCTTTTAGTTTGGGTGCCCGGGCCGGGCAGGCAACGGATTGGGCGGTGGGCCGGTTGCCTATGCCGCCCCCTACCGTCGCCTCTGAGCCGGTGTACGGGGGTGCCCGCGTCCAGGGCATGGGGCGATCAAGCCAGCCCGGGGGCGACGGCGCAACGGGCTCCGGGGCCGCCCGGTGGATAAGCGGCCGGTGCCGTCAGCCCGGGGTCGGCGGCATCCTCTACCGTCAGACCTACGGCCAGTGGAACCTAGCCGAGTATTCAATCCCGCTGAGCCGGCAGTGGGGCGCGACGGGCGTTCCCGATGAGCTGGCCCGCGAGGCCAACAAGCACAAGGCCCTCGCGGTTGCCCAGGTCAATACATGGGACGAGTTGTGTGCGGCGGTCGAGCGGGGCAGCCCGGTTGTGCTCTGCAGCAACGTGGGCTACGGCCGGGCCGATGGCCGCCAGCCCGTGAGGGATGCTGACGGATTCCTCGAGCGGGGTACGCCGTGGTCCCATGCGATGCTTGTATGGGCAACGCGGCACAAGCGGAACGGGAGCCCGCGGGACGGGGGCCTCGTGCAAAACTCGTGGAGCGAGCGGTGGTGCTCCGGGCCGACGTGGCCGGCGGACCAGCCGGCCGGCTCCTTCTGGGCCAGCCGCGAGAACATCGAAGCCGCGTTGACGCAAGGCGATTGCTGGGCCATCGGCGGCGTCGATGGGTTTGCCTACCGTGATCTCCACAATGGGAATTGGTTGCAGCCGGAGGGGGCGAAATGAAGGTTGATAAAAACGTGCTCGTGATCGTGGCCGCCGTCGTCATCGGCGGGCTGGCTCTCCAAACGCTCCCGGCCCCTCGAGCGAAGCCGGAGCGGCCGGTGCTCAAGTTCCTCGCGCGGGTTGCCAAGCTGGGGCTATGGGTGCTCGTGGCACAGTCCCCTCCTTCTCCGCGAGTGTTCGCAGCTCACGGGCACGTCCACCAGGTCAACGACAACGGCGAGCGGGTTCTTAACCATCAAGAGGGCTGGTGACATGGAGTGGCTACTCGCACTGCTGACCAGCCTCTCGGCCGATCCCCAGGCATTGCAGGCTGAGCGGCCCCGGGCCGGGGCCG